TATAGTCCAGCCTACCAGTCCAGTTATAGTGCACATCAAGTTGTTCAAACTTTACACTATTGACGAACTTAAGGGCTGTCTCTTTGGCGACAGGTTGTGCCACCACTGGGGACTCTATCTTTTGCGTTAGGGTGTCAGTTAGACCAACAGCATTAGATGCCACCATATTTGTACTCTTAGATTTCTTCTTGGTCATAATTATATACTCCACTAGTATAGTTTCAAGGTTATATTAAACACCCAATGGGCTGGTTTGCTGCACTGGGCTTAATCCAAACTTGGCACAAGCAGCGGAAAAAAACCAGACCCAACCCATTGTGTCCCCATTGTGAGGTATTTAGATTGTTATAAAGCGACAATAAGCTGTGATTCTACGTCAGAATTAGGGTAACTTTACGTTGGATTGCGTCAGTTTTGTGTCGTGAAATCACAAAATAGTTTAAGTGACTCAAATGTTGAAGGCAAGAACTCGAATAAAATCAAGAGGTTGCGAGCAAACTATACCTAAATTGTGTAAAGTTTGGTTGAGATACGAAAAATTAATGCGGAGTTAAATCGTTTAGACGCAAATTTTAATACTTTGTAACAGTAAAATTTTTTATGGGGAGAGCTTATTAAAAAATAGTATATTATTTAACTTAAATAACTTAATTAATATATATTATATATGGATAATACTAGGCAAATCAATGGCTTAGCTCCGCACCAACGTATAGTTAGACTGTCCGAAAGTATAGTTTACTTTGTGACTTTTGTGACTTATTGTCGTGTTATCACAATAAAAGTAGTTCAAATTTTTAAAATGTCTAAGCATATCAACGACTTAACTTTTTGACTGTTAGGAATGTATAGTATCAAACTTTACACGACAGGTTGTCAGGCTGTTGAAGCAAGCTATTAACCGTTCGGCTTTAAACAGTGACAGTAAGGAGACCCTACGGAGACCTATAAGCCCCCGACGTATGGGGGTGTATGATCAGACAAAACAAAACAATCACATGAGCTACGAGCTAGTGCCTAACGAGGTGATACACAAACAACAGACAAAAGAATACCCACACTAGGTGGGCATCTTCATTGTGAACTTAGTAGACTGGGAAGCCGTAGCTAAGTTCGTCGTGAGTTGCCTCACGTCCAATCCAGTTACTTACTTCTGCAAGTGTGACGTTGAACTTCACCATTGTATGACCATGCATCAATGCATAACCATTTGTGATGAAAAAGCTTTTACCATCTTCAGTCGTAAACATAGAACTGTTGACCGCATAGTTCTCCATACTTTACCTCAATAGTTTGCCCCCTTTCGGGGGCGGTTAGTTTAAGTTAAAAAGATTGGGGAGGTTACCCTCCCCTTTCCTTACTCAGCTACAATCAAATCATCGTAGCCTGATGGTGCACCTGCTGCCGCTTTAGTTTCGGTAATCACACCTAGTCGAAACTGTGGGTGATTATCTCGCTGCCGCTGGTTTCGTGGCACTATCGCAAGTGGTGACTTTGACTTGGTAAGGTATTCTAAGACCATTGTCGCGGGAATTCCTAAACCGAATCCTGCTACTTTGTTCTTAACCTTCCAAGCTGCTAGGGCTTCCCATTCTGGAGCATAAACAAACTCCTCATGGATTAAATCACCTTTCGCTGCCATCACGTTCAAGATACCTACTGCGTCGTTTTTGACCTTGACAGCCGATTTTACTGGCGTCCAACTCATCTTCAACATACCCGTTCCATCTTTAGCCTTTGATTGCACCAAAAAGAAAGCGGTGGTATCCAACTCTGCAGAATCTGCTGCATTACCAGTAACAAGGGTTTTATCGTTCATAAGTTAATCTCCGAAATTTAAGGTTTGAGAGATTACCCCTTGCGGGGTTACCCCCCTTTGTTATCAGCTTGTGTTCCGCTGATGACTTAAACATTACATAAACGTATGCTTTTGTCTAGACCTTAGCAAAATAAGCCTATGCTATGGGCTAAAAATAATTTTATCGCGTGATTGTTTTTTGACGATGCGAGGCACGTTCCCTAAGCCCCCGACATGAGGGGGGTATAGATCTAACGGGAACAGAAACAAATACACAAACGACAGACAAAAGAATACCCACACTAGGTGGGCATCTTCATTGGTTGGGTTACTTGTTGTTGTATGTCTGAACTTTTGAATAGTCCCAAGTCCAGAATGAAGTCCCATCTGCTGCGCAGTAAATACCTGCACACTCGTAAGATGGATACACTACCGCGAGGGCTAGTGCTATCAGCAAAACTATTGCTGATACTGCTGCTACTTTACTCATAATTTTCTTCCTTTGGTTGTGCACGTCCTTGTGCGGGTTAGTTTACTTTTGCATCTCACAAGCAGTCTTGTAAGAATGTGCGGTTGATTCCGCGTGGAAGCTTTTACGCTTCTTACTTCCGTTTGAGTACGTCACTGAGACTACCCAAAAGTTAGTGGTCTTATCAAAGTACTTATCTATTACCTTTGACTCTCTCACTTTGTATTTCATAGTGTTTCTCCTAAAGTTTTTAAAGAACGTATCGGTCAATGCCGATGACTTAAACATTACATAAATGTATAGTATTGTCCAGACCTAAACAAAAAAAGAGAGATTCGCCTATGCTATGCTCTGCTAAATAATTCCATGCGTGTGTGTATGGGTATGGCATAGGGGGGGCACATGGACAAGGATTTTTCATAGCCCCCCATATGATAGTAAACCTCACACAACAAACCCCAAAAAAGTAACGTGTATAGTTTCGCACCCCAACACTATACTTGACAGCCTAGTCACCCCGTGCATAAACTCTCCCACATGAATGAAGCCGATGAATCAAACATAATACCTCTCTACCGCACCGACTGGAACGATCGGATAGCCTTAGACCTGGCCCTCACTTTAGAAGGTAGCGGGGATACGGTGCATGAACTATTAGACCATTACAATTTGGACAGGGATGACCTTCGCCGGTTCACAGCGGACTCGGTTTTTAATCAGCGGGTATCTCACTTCCGTGGAGAGATACAAAACAATGGGCTGAGCTTCAAAACGAAAGCAAAGGTTCAAGCGGAAGAGTTACTGGGGACGTCGTGGAATTTAATACATGACCCCGGTGTATCCCCATCGGTGAAAGCTGACCTGATCAAATCAACTGTGAAGTGGGCTGGGTATGAACCCAAGACTGATACAATTGATGCAGGTTTGGGAAGTGGCGCCGTACGAATCAACATAAACATTAACGGAAATTCTAGTCAGGCAATTGCCATAGATGGAGAATCACATGAGTACCTCGACAACGCTGCCGAATTTTAGTCTGCGGAATAAGTTTAACAAGTTAGACACGGATGGAAATCCTGTTGCGGAATTTTACAACAAGCTGGATTTTCGTGAGGCCCAAATAAAACTGGTGGAGCAGCAGGCGAGTTTTATGGTGAAGGAGCGCAAGAAGACAAAGAAGAATAGTGGCGGTTGGGTTGTCACATTGACCTCACCCCTTGCGGCACTTACTTAATGGATATTAACTTCGAGCCCTTCCCCACGAGTGCGAAGTTCATGCAGTCGGATTCTAAGATGCGTGTGCTGATGGGACCCGTTGGTTCCGGTAAGTCGGTAACGTGTTGCTTCGAGATTATCAAGCGCGCCTCAGAACAGGAACCCAATCAGCACGGCATTCGCAAAAGTCGGTGTGCCGTTGTGCGGGAAACTGTGCGTCAGCTTTCGGATACAACAATCAAAACATTTCTCGATTGGTTTCCCCCAGGTCCGTGTGGTGTGTTCCGAAAGACTACCAAGACGTATTTTTTTAAAGTAGGGGACATTGAGTGTGAGATTATGTTCCGGGCACTTGACGATGCAGATGACGTGGCCAACCTTAACTCACTAGAGTTGACGTTTGCGTGGTTTAACGAGTGCCGAGATATTGCCCCGGAAATTATTGACGCTATGTCAAAGCGGGTGGGTCGGTTTCCCAGTAACAAAGATGGTGGACCAACATGGCACGGGATGTGGTGTGACACTAACCCCCCAGTTATGGACTCTTGGTGGTATTACCAAATGGAAGGCATCGACCCAGAAGATGGGGTGAGTGAGAATGATAATGGGTGGGATGTTTTTAAACAGCCGTCCGGTAGGAGTCCCTATGCAGAGAATATCGAGAATTTACCCGATGGTTACTATGACACCCAAGGACGTTCGGAAGAATATATCAGGGTCTTTATTGATGGGGAGTACGGTCTTTCGTCCGCTGGAATGCCCGTATACAAGTACTTCCGTACCGACTACTACATGGCACAGCGGAGGCTTAACTACTTCAAAGGTAGAACAATCTTAGTTGGGATGGACTTAGGGTTAACGCCGGCCGCTGTGATTGGCCAGCAAGATCCGAGAGGTCGGGCACTTATTCTCGGAGAATGCGTGAGCTTCGATATGGGGATACAACGGTTTGTGCGTACGATGTTGAAACCGATGTTGTATGAAAATTACCCGGAAAGTAATATCCACGTTATTGTTGACCCCGCGGGTACACAACGGGCACAAACGGATGAGCGCAGTGCGATTGATATTATCAAGGCGGAAGGCCTCTCAGTCATACCGGCTAGCACTAACTCAATAACTGCACGGATAAATGCAGTGGATGAATACCTGATGAGACAGGTTGATGGTGAGTCGGCGTTTCTTGTTGACCCAAGTTGTACGGCACTGAAGTCTGCAATGATGGGCGGGTACCGGTACAAGATGAATAAAGCTGGGGACACGGGTGATACGATTGATAAGAACAAACATTCCCACGTTGCTGAGGCAGTGCAATATCTGATGCTTCACATCGAGGGAGGCGTACAGGGCAGACTAATACGGACGTCAAGAGATATATACAAATCAAATTCAAGGGGCTGGACATAGTAAATATTATTTGGTAGCGTTCCGGAACAAACACAACCCTCGGAGAAGACATCATGTTTGGACGTAAAAATACAGGTAGAGCTAAGTTAGCTGGTAAGATGAAAGAGAAACGTGCGGGTAAGAAATTATCGGAGCGTAAGTATGCGACTGAGAAACCTAGTGAACTGGATAAATTAAAAGGTCGGCGAGCTGATGGTGCAAAACCAAGGGCAAAAATTCTTGCACCGGCT